CTTGCAGATATAGTCACGGGGAACTTTGATGTTCCTTTGGGCGCTTTGGATAACGTACCACCGTCTAATGATGCCAGTGCGTTAACTACGGGGACTTTGGGAGCTGCACGGCTACCTAGTGGCTCAATTATTAAATCAGAAATAATTTATATACCGAAGGGTTATGTAGGCACATATGTAGATAATTACATATATGCACCAACAGTTAGTACTACAAACCCATATTGGTTATACACCCATACCCCAGTAGGCACTAACTCTAAGTTTATTTTTCAATTCAAAAGTAATGTGGATGCAGACGGTGGTGCTACAGGGGCTGGTGAATTTGTTGCTCTCTTCCAAGAAGCCACAAGTGAGTTGCTAGGTTTAAGTTACCATTATCGTAGGGTAAATGGCTCTGAACCAGTCATGCACACGATATTTGCACCTTATACACACTCAGGTAACGGTCAGTTTCAATTAAGATTGAGAGTTAAATCAGCTGGTAATTACAATATGTATTTTAACCGAATCCAAAGTTATTCATCAAGTGACAAAAATAGTTATTTGATTGTTACGGAGATTGCGGCATGAATTTAAAAGCCATTTCAAAATTGTATCCATCTATTATTCGGTACACAGAAGACGGTGGCGGCTTTGACGAGCAAGGTAGCCAAATCGTCATTGACATGGATGCAGTTAACTCTTGGGTTGACCCTGACCAGTACAAAGATGATCGCTTAAAAGAATACCCCCCAATCACCGACTATCTTGATGGTGTCGTAAAGGGTGACCAAGCGCAAATTGACGCATACATTGCGGCTTGTCAGGCTGTTAAATCTAAGTATCCAAAGGTGTAACCAATGGACGAAGTCAGCCACAAGGAAATCTTAGACCGCCTTGTAGCTGTCGAGCAGAAAGTCGATGAAGTCCATACGGATACTAGAGCAATGGTTACCGCCTTTAAAGCGGTAGACGGAGCTTTCACAGTACTCGGATGGATTGCCAAGGTAGCCAAACCGCTACTTTGGATCGGGGGTCTAATCACAGCTATAGGATTAATGTACGGACAGCTCAAAGCTGGAAGATAATGGAACTTGTCACCGCGATAGCGATGGCTTCAGCGGCGTTTAACTTTGTCAAAAAGGGTATCGAGACAGGTAAAGAAATAGAGGGTATGTCGTCGCAGCTGGGTAAATGGTTTGAAGCTACTGCAGCTTTCAAAGTCCATGAGAAGGCTGCAACGCATCCCCCTTTGTTTAAGAAATTACTCTTCAAAGGTTCTGTCGAGCAAGAAGCCATGCAAATAGTCATGCACCGTAGGTTGCTTGAAAAACAAGAAAGTGAACTACGGGAGCTTATTGTATTGCGATACGGTGTAGAGACATATCGAGAGATGCTTCAAATGAGGCGTCAAATTGCAACATCTCGCGCCAACTTGCTGTTAAAACGCAAGCAAGCGTTTAAAGAACTCAGAATTAACTTTTACCTCTTATGTGCAATTGGGGTGCTATTAGCGCTCATAGGCATAGTTATAAGAGCAGTTATAACCAATTAAAGGAAATCACTATGTGCTTAGGTGGCGGTGGTGGAGGTGGGAAGACCTACGCTCCAGTAGCTGGCGGTTTTGCCCAAGCTACAACTGTCGATGAGTCAGGGTCGTCTAAATACAAACTATACGACGACAAAGGCTCCGACATCACTAAAGATTACAAAGTAGATGGTAAACAGAACGCTGTTCGCAAAGACCTCTCTGGGGCTGCTGATACAGGTGGACTCATCGGAGACGCAGTAAGTTCTGCAGCTTACCTCTACAAACGAAAGGCTTAATATGTCTACACCTGAAATCCTAGCGGGTCTCACAGGTGGCATTATGAGCGGCTTAGATAAGCTGTTCACTTCAGACGAAGAACGGGAAGCAGCGAAGCTAGAGCTTACTAAGGTATTACAACAGCCCCACATTCTACAAGCTATGACAAACATCGAGGAAGCAAAGCACAAGAGTGTCTTTGTTGCTGGGTGGCGTCCTGCTGTTGGGTGGGTAGCTGTAACTGGACTTGGTTATCATTTTCTAGTGTTTCCGTTCGCTGGGCTTATTACAAGGTTTATTGACCCGACAATCACACTTCCCGAGATGGGTAGTGCTGGGGAGTTAATGACCCTTGTAATGTCTCTATTGGGCTTAGGCGCTATGCGAAGCTACGAGAAGTCTCAAGGAGTGTCCCGTGAGAAATTATAAAGAAGAGTATGCGAAGTATCACTCAAAGCCTGACCAAAAAAAGCGCCGTGCTGGTCGCAACAAGGCTAGGGCATTGATGATTAAAAAGGGCAGGGCAAGTAAGGGCGACGGTAAAGATGTAGACCATAAGAACCGCAACCCCCTTAACAACGCGCTATCTAATCTTCGCATCCAATCCAAGTCAACAAATCGTGCGAGAAACAAATGACCGCTTCTAAAGACATTATGGAGGCACTTCACAACTCAGTAGCCTCTGGGTTGCTAGAGCGTCTCCAAACAGGTGAGGCAACTGCTGCGGAGTTTAGTGCAGCCATCAAGTTCCTAAAGGACAATGGTATCGAGGCACTCCCCGTGGAAGGTTCCCCACTTTACAACCTAGTCGATAGCTTACCTTTTGATGCCGACAGTTTAGTCAATTGAGCTTCGTGGGGTACATGGGCGTTTAAGCGTTTTTTAGGGTGGGGGTATACCTACCCCTTACCCACCTAATTTAAAACGATTCTAGCCCCCTCTCTGCCCCGCAGATATCACTTTTGGAGGCATCTTTGAGCCATCAAGTCCCCGAGAAGTTGAAAGACTTCCGAAATTTCTTATTCGTGGTGTGGAAACACCTTAACCTACCCGACCCAACTCCAGTCCAATATGACATCGCAGACTTCTTACAGAACTCCCCTCGCCGATGCGTCATTGAGGCGTTCCGAGGTGTTGGCAAGTCTTACGTTACATCTGCTTACGTGGTGTGGCGCTTGTATGTCGACCCCCAGACTAAGGTCTTGGTGGTGTCGGCTTCAAAGACTAGGGCTGACGATTTCAGTACTTTTACCCAAAGGCTAATCCACGAGATACCAATCCTGAGCCACCTCATCCCCAAAGAGGGACAGAGGAACTCTAAGATTGCCTTTGACGTTGCTCCAGCTAAAGCCTCCCACTCACCCTCAGTTAAGTCTGTGGGTATTACAGGTCAGCTTGCTGGTAGCCGCGCTGACCTCATCGTAGCTGACGATATTGAGGTTCCAAACAACTCAGCAACCCAAATGATGCGAGAGAAGCTAGCAGAGTCCATTAAGGAATTTGACGCTGTTCTCAAACCTGATGGGAAGATTGTCTATCTGGGTACACCCCAGACTGAGATGTCTATCTACGAGCTACTCCCTGAGAGGGGCTATGAAGTCCGTATCTGGTCTGCAAGGTATCCTAAAGAGAACCAAAGAGACCGTATAGCTGGTCGCCTAGCACCTATGCTGCAAGACAAACTCGATAGGGATACAACCCTTGAAGGTAAGCCTACAGACCCCAAGCGCTTTGATGATGCCGACCTACTAGAGCGAGAGCTGTCCTATGGGCGCTCAGGCTTCTCCTTGCAGTTCATGCTGGATACAAGCCTGTCCGACCAAGACCGCTACCCACTCAAGCTGTCTGACCTCATCATCATGCCGACCAACATCGACAAAGCTCCAGAGGATGCAATGTGGGGGAGACTACCTCAGAATGAAATTAAAGATGTTCCTAACGTGGGTCTTAACGGTGACAAGTTCTACTCTCCCCAGCAGCTAGTTGGTGAGTGGATACCATACACCGGCTCTGTCCTAGCTATTGACCCCTCAGGTCGCGGTAAGGATGAGACCTCATACGCAGTAGTCAAGATGCTCCACGGTAACCTATACGTTACCCGAGCTGGGGGTATCCAAGGGGGCTACTCCCCTGAGACACTACAGACCCTCGCAGACATCGCTAAGCAGCAAAAGGTAAACATGATTCTCATCGAGAGTAACTTCGGTGATGGCATGTTCAAGGAGCTGCTAACCCCGTACCTTGTTAAGACATACCCTGTAACGGTAGAGGAAGTGCGCCATAACACCCAAAAGGAAAAGCGCATCATAGACACCCTAGAGCCTGTTATGAACCAGCATAGGTTGGTTATAGACCCTAAGGTTATTGAAGATGACTACAAGTCAGCTCAAGTCTACCCAGCAGATAAAGCAACACGGTATATGCTCTTCTACCAAATGACACGTCTTACAAGAGACCGAGGTGCACTCTCTCACGACGACAGACTAGACGCTCTGTCTATGGCTGTAGGTTATTGGGTGCAGCAGATGGCAGCAGACGCTGCCCAACAGGTACTAGACCGTAAAGGTGAACTACTAGAGCAGGAGCTTCAGAAGTTCTTAGACAATGCCTTCCATGTCAAGCATGGAGGTAGACAGACACAAGATACGTGGATGTCCTCTACTATGAAGTACCTATAGAACTCTATAGGCTCTAGTTAACACTAGGGTCTATAGGTCTCTATAAGTTAATCTTTAGATAAGGGTTACTACTGCTACTACTAGCTAATACTATATATACCTATAGTATATATAAGATAGGGTAGCATACTTTTAGCAAATTGAATAGCAGGCGTTAGTATTCAGTTTAGGGAATTTAAGGGTTTTTAGGGTGTCTGATGATTTTGGTGCAAAAATATGAAATCCCTTTTTGCGAGTCCGACAGCGCAAACCCCCCCGTGCGTCCCCTCGGGACAGCACAAGGGTAGACCACTATCACTACACAACACCACAGCTTACGCCACACCCATAGCTAAGTCATTGATTCCATTGGTATCTAATCAGACTTAGTATCCTCTGCACACGCTGCATCATACCTCAAGACACCTCAAGCATCCTCATGTGTTCAATCGTGTCTCTGTCTCTTACCATCTATTTTTTTTCTATTACACCTCAACAACCCAAAGACACCACAAACACCTCAATCATCCTCAATCATCCTCAACATCCACAGCATCCTCAACACTCCTCAAACGCCATCACAGCGTCTGTAGTGCACCGACATACACCTTGACATACCTTAGGCATTCCATTGGTGCAGCAAGCTGCGTCCAATGTCGGGCTTTCGTGAATTCAGCCAGTGCTGCGCCTGTCTTCACCCTACGGGCTTCAATCCCTAATGCAGCTGGCGCGTGTTGCAATTGAATTTTTAGATGCTTCAGCTGCGCTTACGCAGTTGCAGCCGCAACATAATGAGTTTGCTCCGCAAACTTTAGTAAAAATTAAATTACAACCAGTGGGGCTAGCAAAACAAAACATTGGCGAGTGTAACTTTAGCGGCTTTATGTCTGTCAAGTACCGTCACAAACTTTTTATCGCACACCACAGTAGTCCTCAACTATCACCTCAATAACACCACAACAGCAGGC